AGCTGCGCGAAGTTGTGCGAGGCCGGTGTTGGCGATCGAAACTGGGGTTGCAGCGGCGGCGCCAAAGTTGGTGATCGAGAGAAGTCCGAAAACGTTCTCGATGCACTTGCGAGCAAGAGCGCGACCTTGTTGTTGTGCGAAGATGCTGATGTCTGCGCTGCCGGAGTTGGCGAACTGAACGTCCGTGATGTCAACGCCAACGATCTGGTGTTGATCAAGGTTCAGAGTGATTGAAGCCACGGTGCCGCCTTCGGTTTCGTAAGGATAGCCGCTGTTGTTAGCGTAAGCGAAAGTCGTGGTGGACAGAGCGTCAACGCGAGGGATGATGATGGCATCACCTTTGCGACGAGCTTCTGGGGAAAAGGAACGAGTGAAAGCACGAAGCGGCGCAAGGCCGGCGGTGAATGCGTTCAGGACTTCCTGAGTGTAGATTTTGTCGTTGAATGTAGTGGACATATAATTGGATTAGTTGAGATTATTTTTTGGCTTGGTCTGCAAGGATGGCTTTGCGATTGGCTTTGTAGAAAGCGGTCGCTTCGGCACCTTTCAGCGATTCAAAGATTTCAAGGCAAGAACGGCTTTCTCCGGATTCGTTGTTGAGATCAACAGGAGCGGAGTGACCAGTTGCGGCAAGAAGTTCTGCTGCTTTGATCCCGGCTTTTTCGTTGAAATCGGTCAGTTCTTTTTCGAGAGATTCGATCTTCTCGGACTGCTCAACGATTTTCGCCTCGAACTCAGATGCCTTGGCTTTGGCTTCAATCAGTTCGGATTGAACTTGCATCTTATCTTCGACTTGCGACTGCAATTCTTTAATTTGATCTTGAGCGGAAACCAGCTCTGCGCGGATCGACTCGTTCTCTTGGATGGCGGCTTCGATCTGTGCGACCTGATCGTTGTTCGGGAATAGTTTAGCAAGTATGCTCATGCTCTTAACTTCGGTGTCAAATTTGACGATCTCATCGGCGAACTTGCGATCGACTGCCTCCTTGGCGCCCATCCAAGTTTCCTTCTTCATCAAATCGCGCATTTCCTCTGGATCTGCACCAGTCCGGTTGGCATAGATGATCGAGATCTCCTCCGAGATTTCTTCAAGATTCTTTGCTGCTCGTGCGTGATCTTCGCTGTCGCCAGATACGGTCTGCGATGCTTCGTGAATCATGATCCGACCGCCTTCGACGATCTTGACTTTGTTCGCGGCCATGAGAATGACGCTGCCCATCGAGGCTGCCAGCGTGTTCACGGTGGCGATCACCTCGACTCCACGGCTGCGCATCTGCATGAGGGAGTTGTAAATCCGATACCCATCGAGGACGCTGCCGCCCGGGGAGTTGATCTCGATCTCAAGGGTTTCGAGTGCGTCGTCAGCTGAGCATTGGAATCCGCCGATTGTCAGATTTTCGACGACTGCCTGGTTGCCATATTGCTTCTCGATCTCTCCGATCAAGTCGTCAGCGCTCCAAGGCGTGACTGCATCGTTCAGTTTGACCTTGCCGATTTTGTTATTGATTTGAATCATTTCCGTTTTTGTTGGGGTTGTTTGAATTTTCATCATTTTCATGATTTAAATCTTCTGGATCTGGCTGTTCATTTGGAGTCATCATGGCAATCTCACGAGAATCAATTTTGACTCCGTATTTCTGCTCGATCTCAGCCGTGATGATTTGCCGGATCGCTGCTTCCTCTGCTTTCTGCCTGACGACGTCAGCGTATTGCTTGCCCATCGCTGCGGTGATTTCAGAGGCAGACTTGAATCCGAGTTTGTAAGCTGACTCCAGCTCCTTCATTATTCGACCATCATCGATAGTGAGCTTCGGCGGTGTTGAAAACTCCCACTTATACCACTCCTCAGACTGTGGAAGATCTCCACGTTTTTGACCTTTGGCGACTGCATACGAAACAATCCGCTTGGCTGCGTAGAAAAGAAGGTCTTGCCGATCCTCGATCGCCCGTTGCGCCATCGCGATCTCGGTGCGCTGGGCCGTGCCTCCTCCGACTCCGTGGCCGTTGTAGAAAGCATACGGCCAGTTGAGTGAGGCATAAGACGATTTGAGAAGGCGATCGTGGAAATCCAAGAACGGGTTGCCGGGTCGATTGTTGACGAGCGTCTCGATCTTGCCTCCGCTGTTTGATTTGAAATAGCGAACCGTGCCGCCGTCCATGCTTTCGACGACAAGCCCAGGTGTTGCCGAATCACATCCGCCCAGAAGCATATTGCGGGGATCGTCAACGTCGGCTCCTCCTGATTCGTTGTATTCGATCAGGCTGATGCTGCTCATCTGCATCATTGCCAAGCGTTCCCACTCGGTTGACTGGATGATGTCCCGGCAGTCGTTGATGCAAGGAGTCAGAGCGCTGATTCCTCGGCCCTGATATTGCCACTCCGGATCGTATAGGTGAATGATGTTCTGCGCTGGGATCCACTCTGAAAGCATCCCCTCTTTATCAAGGAACGCGTATTCCTTCGGGGTTCCGCTGGCAAGGTAGATGATGCCATCGATCAACTCACCTCCGCGCATCGGCCCATCCTGCATTCCGTTCGGGTTGGCGATCCGGTGAGATGGGATTCCTTGGTAAATCGGAAAGCCGTTCTTCGTTTCGGTCAAAAGGATAAAGATTTCTCCATCCACGTCCAAGGAAGTTGACCATGTGAAAAGGTTGGTCTTGAAATCGTGCATCCCTCCACGGGAATCGCCGATGGCATAAAAGATATTTGACAGCCAATCTATTGCTGCGTTGCCAAACTCGGTATCTGTGCCCCTGAATTGCGGGCTGAATGCTCGCCCAACTGAATACATTGAGCGTTGATTGATGGCGTTTTTAATCGGTCCGAAGTTGATGTAGATTCTCCGTGCCTGGCTCATCAAGTTGATACGGTCGCTCGACGGTATCAAATCAGATATGTCCTTGCGCTCGATTGGCTCCCATGGCCGATGTCCACGATATTGCGCCGCTCGAGCTGCCTTGTATTGGATAGGGTTGCCGTATGAATCGAGAATAGCCATCAACTAGGCTGATGTGTCAAAACCACCGGCTGTATGTGAACCGTCCAAGCGTTCTTGTGGTCTGTGGAATTTGTCCGAGTTCCACATAAGCCAAGGCTTTTTCCATCGCTTCCATCACGTCCGGAACGGACAGACCTACTTGCTTGCCCATGCTCACGCCGTTCTTGGTCGCGCTTGTCACTTTGTCCAGTCCGCCATCAGATAGGCTTTGAATCAGCAGAGCATCATAGCGGGTTTTCAGTAGGTTCAAGAACCTTGCGTTCTTCATCGCCTGCCTTGCCCAAAGTTTTGAAACGCTGTCAACATCACCCATGTTTTAGCGCAGCGTGTCAAAGTTAAAGCTCGAAGCCTTGGATGATCTGGAGGTTCATCGCCAGCACGATCTGCATCGCTTCGCAGTCCCAAGCGTGGTTATTCTGCCGGGTCTTGACCCAGCGATATTCGACCTGCTTGGTCTTGCTGTTCGTCACTTCTCGCTTCGTCTCCGCGTCGATCTGTTTGATGTATTCCGGTGAGACGTCATCTGGCAGCAGCCAGGATCCTGACTTGCCGGTCCGGTGCGCATACAAAATGTCTTTGATCCGGTCACTCGACCAATGCGCGAACCGGCAAGTGCTGCCGTTCGAGGCGCTCGCGGTCGAGAATCTTTGGTATGGTCGCAGCTTTGTTTTTCCTTCCTTCGTTGCCCAAGGGAAACTGTCTCTGGCGGATCCTTTGAAGGCGGTCCAGTTGCGCTTGGCGCAGATCGAATAGACCATGTCGCTGGCGAATCCTGAGTCCATGACGATCATCGTCGGTGAGACGCTGTATCGCTTCGCCAGCTCGTCGGCTTGCTCGATCGTCTCAAGCCGGCCGAAGAATAGTTTCATGCTTTCTCCGTTCGGCTTCCATGCCCGGATGACGACCCAGAAATGGTCCGCCTGAACGTCGATCGTCATGAAGCGGAATCTGATCCCGTTCACGACTCCCTCCTCGTCGGTCAGTTTGCCGTCGGCATATTCGCTCATGAGATAGCCACCTCCGACAAGCTCCTGCCGGTTGTCGGTGATGTCCTCCTGCCAAGGCTCAGCGAGGCGCTTCTGGATGAACTGACGCAGCGGGTCGGTGTTGCCATGTCTCAAGGCTTCCTTTGCATCCAGCCATAGAAGCACGATCTCCCAAAGTGGCTTCCGCCAGTTACATAGGACGTTGTAGTGGAATCCGATTGATCCTGGCAGCGCGGTATCGGCCGCAGTCGGGACGTAATACGCAGACTCAGCCAGCCGCCGTCTCTGCTGCGTCGAGTCTTCGATCCGGAAATCGCATTCCTCATTCTGGCAGGCAATGTATGCAGCCTTTGCTCGGTCGATGTTTGACTGAGTCTCATCATCGAATCCTTTGACGTTGCACCATTGCCACGGCTGCACGATGCCGCAATCAGGACAAGTAAAACAAAACTCGCGCTTGTCGGTCTGCTCCCATGCCTTGTCGAGATCGTCTCCGGTCACGCCGGCTTGAGACAAGACAAAGAACTGCCGGTTCCATCTGTCATGCAATCGACCTCGTGCTTCGTTCAGCATCCCGGGCCGATACTGCCATGCCTCGTCACAAAATACGCGACGCATGGATTTAGACTGAAGTCCGCTGAGATTCGCGCCAGTTAAGAATAAGCTCATTGATGGAAACAAGATTTCCATCTTTCGCTTTTTGTGACGGTCGCGTGGTAGCAATGCCGCTGTCTCAGGCGTGTTATGGATGGCGTAATCCATCCGCGTCTCTGCCCAGTCTTTCAAGTCGTCATCGGTTTGCCCGACCAAGAGCGTTGGACCGGGATCTTCGGCGATGATGTAACATAGCCCAGCTTCCATGAACGTGGTCTTGCCAGTGCCGATAGGCGCAAGAAACACGACTTCTTTAGCTTCAGGGTTTGCCAAAATTTCCAAAGGTTCTCGCTGCCATGGTGCGTTGTTGACGTGAAATCGCGGCGTAAGTCCATCCATAATGGCAACGCGATCACTTGCCCATTCGCTTGGAGTTAGCGCAGATGGCGGTCGGAAGTTCCGAAAGAACGACCTTTTAATCCTGCGGACTTTCTCTTGATGCAGGTGATTTGAGCTGTTGTCCTTCGTCATAAATTGTTTGGATCACGATTGCGGTTTTCTCGCTGATCAGACGCTTCATGCCGGCGGCATCAAGTCCTTCCAGCATAGGCGGCAGATCCGCTTCAAGCCGCTTGATTGAGTTCCGGACCACAGCCGCGATGCTGTCCATACCGTCCTCGATCTGCATCATTGAGCAGTAGCGTTCCTGCTCCACCTCCAGCGCATATCCAGCCCGAAGCGCATCGATCTGAACCTTCAAAGTTCTTGCGTCGTTGTAAGTCCTAGCCGCCTTGACCTGCCGCACCAACTCCTCAAGCTCTTGCGCGTCTCCAGTCACTCCGCTTCGCTCCATATGACTCGCGCCTTCGGTCTTGCTTTTTTGCAGAAACTCGATGTATCCACGCACGCTGCGCCAGAGATCGAACTGATTGCGATCAGTCTTGAAGATGATTCCATCCTTGGCAAGCTGCCCGATGCGTGCGCTCGTCAAGTTGAACAACCGGCAGAGCTGTGTCGTGTCAGCCTGCGCGACCTTGGGAGCGGCGGGTGCCGGTGTGGTCTTCGTTGACTTCTTCGCTGGTTGTTTCTTCGCGCTCATGGTTTGGCTGCCTTCATCTCATCGAACGTCTTTCCGCTGGCCTCATGGATCGCCTGCTTGCCGCTGAAGTCCTGCCAGCGTTTGACGATGACGTCGCAGTAAGGTTGATTTAGCTCCATCGTTCGTGATATTCTTGCAGTCTTTTCGCAAGCAATTAAAGTACTTCCACTTCCACCAAATAAATCCAAAACAACTCCTTTAGCTGGACATGAATTGGCGAATGCTCTTTCTGCAAGCTCGGTTGGTTTTTGTGTTGGGTGAAACTCATTTTTTGATTCTCTTTTTATGTCCCAAACACTTACTTCATTGTTTGGACCGTTCCAATAAGGAGGTGTTCCACTTTTGAAACAATACAAACATGGTTCATGTTTGCTTTTGTATTGCGCCCCAATCGCGCCAAACTGAGCCAAGTTTTTATTCCATATCAAGGTATTTCGCACTTCGTATCCAGCGGCTGTAACAGCGGCTGTAACAGCGGCTGACTTGCTGTCGGAAAACCACAAATAAAGAGCGGCTGAATCCTTGGATGCTGCGTAAGCCATCGGTAAAACGTCAAAGTAAATATCTGCTGTCGCATCATTTGCTAGTTTTTCTCTGCGCTTACCTTTGACTGCATGACCACCATCATAATCAACTCCATACGGCGGATCGGTAAAGACCATATCCGCCTTCTGTCCCGCCATAAGCTTCTCGACCGCATCGATGCTGGTGCTATCGCCGCACATGAGCCGATGCTTGCCCATGATCCACACATCGCCGGGAACTGTCACGGGATCGACCGGCGGATCTGGCACATCATCTGGATCTGTCTCGCCCTCGATCGTCTCCGCCATGAGGTCGCCCAGCTCCGCCTCATCGAATCCGATGAGCGACAGATCGAAGTCAAGATCTCCAAGCTCGCCAAGCTCCAGCGCCAGCATCTCCTCGTCCCAGCCAGCATTCAGCGCCAGCTTGTTATCGGCAATGATGTAGGCGCGGCGCTGCGTATCGGTCAGGTGCGCCAGCCTGATGCACGGCACCTTCTCCAGCCCGAGCTTCTGCGCAGCCATGACGCGGCCATGCCCGGCGATGATGCCGTTCTCGGCGTCAATCAGCACGGGGTTGGTAAATCCGAACTCTCGGATCGATCCGGCGATCTGCGCGACTTGCGCCTCGGAATGTGTTCGAGTGTTCCGTGCGTAGGGGATCAGATCGGCGGTTTGTATCTGTTCAATCTTCATAGGTAAGTAAAGCGGTCGTTTAAGTTAAATTCATACGTTTTTGACGAAAGTGCGGATGAC